CTCGGCAAGTCATACCAGCAAGATAACGACCTTTCATTTCTTGCATTTCTTCAACAATACTTACTCCATTGTTCTCGATAAGTTGTCGAGGTGCCAACGGAATATCAGGATCTAAAGGATCCCGTTCCAAAAAACTTTTCTTCTTTCCTTTGAAGAGAAAACCACTGGATGTACTGTTGTCAATACCACCTAATCCTTGTTCGCCAGTACCATCAAGAGTTTCTTGAAGAGTCAAAATACGACCCAATTCTTCTCTTTTATCTTTTGGCATCTTACGAATCAATTCACGGATAGGTTTAATATAATCCTCAGCTGCAAATTCCAATTCATCAAGAGAAAACTCCTGATTTGGATTTGTCAACTTAGTCAAAGCTTTTCGCTTATGAAAATGCGAATTAATCTTCTGAGGAGGGCCAAATTTCGGCTCTCCAAACTCAGAGACTATAGCTTCTTTAAAAGGATGTCTAATATAAGGATGTCTAAAAGTTGCACTATCTCCTAGCACACCTTCAGTAATACAATTATGATCTTCAACTGGTTTATCATGATCTGGATCTTTAATTTCCATTTCAATCATCCCTAACTCTTTCTTCAAAGAATTAGAACCAACCTGTAAATCTCCTTGATTAAGAGGGATAAAGCCTTTAAATCGCTTCAATGCTTCATCAACCTCACTAATAGTCAATGTGTTACAAAGTCCAGTAACACCGTTACCAGCAACATGAAAACCATAAATAATAGCTTTATCAAAATCAACAACTAACGATCCACACATACCATCTTTCGTACCTAAATTACAGTTATAACGATAAGGTTTGTGCAAAAGTACTTTGTTAGTTTTAACTGTCGAAGTCATCATACCCCAACCAGGTTCCATCCTAGTTGCAGAAACTGAACGTCTCATATCACTTAAATCCATTGTGACAATATTAACAACTTGACTTCCAAGAATCGTATCACGTCCAAGTAGAAAGTCTTTATAACCCCTACGAGGAACAGCAGATGGAATCTGAATCAAAACAAGATCCTTTTTAGGGAATCTATAAACATGATTCGAAGATAATTTCTG